TGCAGTCTCGAACGAATTCAGGCAGAAACTCGCAGAGCGGACTAAAGGCCTCCATGACCGCCTGCTTCTCATCGATTTTCGCGATATCCGTCACGCCAATGACCTTTCGTTTCCCTTGGATAACTTCTAAAAGAATATTTTAACACTAGATGTTACTATCAAGGAATAATTCGCCGCCCTTCAGGCACCACCAGAAATAAAGCCGCTTGCCGCAACGTTCGACCGGCGTGTCGCGACTGCCATCTTGTATAACTTACTTAATTGAGCTATAATTATTATGTCAACGAAAACAGAACAGTGGAAGGAGGTGAGACATGGATGAGGTCTGGAAAGCGATAGAAGCCATCGGCTCCCTGCTTGTCGGAATCGCCGCAGTCATCGCGGCGGTGAAATCCAAAGGCAACGAGCCACCACCCGCACCAAAGCCCAAGCCGCCGCACATACGGCGAAGGCCTCGCCGGTAGTACAAGAGCCGCAGATTCCGAATAGTCCTAGTATCCGGAGCTGCGGCTCCCTATCCCCAGACTAATCCATGGAACATCATGAACACAACAAACGCATACAGGCTCGTCTCGCTGATATGTGGCGCGATGTGCCTCATTCTCGCCATCGGCGGTCAGGCCATCGCGGCCGGAACCTTCGGCATGGCCGCCGGGGTGTTCGGCTATCTGTCGGGAGGCCGGAAATGAGCACCGCAAGATATCTCAGCCTCAAGGAGGTCGGCGAGCGCATCGGCACGAGCAATCCGGCCGCGAGGGGGTATCATCTGCCGGAACCGGACGCACTGATCGGCACGACTCGCGGCTGGCTTCCGGAGACAATCGATGCGTGGAACGCCGCCCGCCCCGGTCGTGGTGCGGGCGGCGGAAGGCCTCGCAAGAATCGCAATCAGGCCGATTCCCCCACCGCCTGACGAGCCTTGTCGGCGAGCGCCGCAAGGCTTGCGGCGGACCAGTGGGTGTATCCGGCCGTCGTGCTGATTTTTGCGTGGCCCATCATCGCTTTTCTCGCGTCTTCCGGGGCTCCGGCTTCGGCGAGGTGCGTGGAGAAGAAGTGGCGGGCGCTTCGGATGGTGACGTAGGGCAATCCGGCGTCTTCGAGAGAGCGTTTCCAGCGGCGGCGTTCCACGGTGTTGGTGAGCGGGTGTCCCTCGCGCGTGAATATGAGCTGGCCGGGCTGGCATTGCCTGCGTCCGACGAGCGCCCAGAGTCCGAGCCACGTCTGGTTGCTGACGGGCACGAACCGGTTGCCCTGCTTGCTTTTCGGTTCGACGAGCCAGAAGCATCCCTCGTAATGGCGGGAGCGGAGCCAGTTGGGCACTTCTGCATCGGATCTGAAGCGTTGGAGCTCCCACATGATCTGGATTCCGTGCACGCCGTCGACGGTGGCGAGCTCTTCGGGCAGGATGGCGAATCTTTCGGCCTCTCTCATGCCGGTCTCGAACATGATGTTCCACATGAGGCTCCACATTTCGCGGTCGTCGTCGGTATCTGCCAGGTGGCTGTATTTGCGACGCTTGGGGTCGAGTGCGGCCTGCGCCGCCTGGGCCGGCTGTCCGGGTTCGAGGATTTGGGTGGCCTGCGACTCGTAGCGCGGCGGCGTTGCGGCGAGCGCCGGGTTCGATGGGATGAGGCGTTCGCGGACCGCTGCGTCGAGCACCTGCCTGAGTCTGAGATAGTGGTTGTGGACGGTTTTGCTTCGGTGTTCCTTGGCGAGTTTGGCGCACATTCCGTCGATGGTGGCGGGGGTTATTCTGTCGAGTCGCATTCCGCCGATGACGCTGCGGATGGTGTTGCAGTCGGATCGGTAGGTTTCGAGGGTGCGGGGTTTGACGTTGGGCGCGATGGTATTGAGCCATCGCTCCATCCATTCGTCGAGCGTTGGGGTTCCGGCCAGGGGCATATCGCCCTCGCGCTGCAGTCTTTTGATTTTTTCTTGGAGCCGTTGCCGCGCGGCGGTCTTGGTGGGGGCCTGCGCCTCGACCATGCGGCGTTTGCCGGTGCGCGGGTTTGGTGCGATTTCTTTGCGCGCGTGCCAGGTTCCTCGTTGATCCTGCCATTCGCTGCCGCTTCCCCGCGGCCTGCGTGGAGGTGTTTTGGACGTCGTTGTTTGGTTCTGTGCGGGCATCATGCCTCTTCCTTGGTCATGCTATGTATCAGCTGGAGGTCATGCTATAGGTCATGCTATCGAGGTCACAATCAGGCACGTTTGGCCCAAATCTTGCAATCACGATGATTCGACACCCGAATATGCGAAAGGCCGCAAACCCTTGGAATTGCTTGGGTTTGCGGCTTTTGTCAGTGGAGCGGATGACGGGAATCGAACCCGCGTAATCAGTTTGGAAGACTGAGGCTCTACCATTGAGCTACATCCGCGTTAAACGTCGCTTTTGGCGACTTGAGTTATTATACATATTTCTTCGGGGATGGCAAACGCGTGTGGCTGCAGCAGGACCAGCAAATCTAGTTGATGGATTGCGGCTTTGCCGAGGACTCCCCTCAGTCGCCTACGGCGACAGCTCCCCTCAAAGAGGGGAGCTGGAAACCGTCGAAATCACAAATGGATGAGCTGGGACTCGTATGGTTGGAGGTCGGCGCCCATCGCATTCAGAATCACGAACCAGCAGTTTTCGGGCAGCGAGTCGAGCTTGTCGATCTGGTTCTTGAGCAGGCGCACGTCGCGGCTGGTGAGCGCGCCCCACAGGTTAACCATGATGGAGACGTTGTACAGCATGTAGCACTCGGGGGCCTCGGGCGCTATTCCACAGAAATCGTCACCACCGCGGAGGCAATCGAACCATCGTGGCTCAGGGAAATATGGATATGCGGCATCGACCCCGCACCGATAGTCGAGCGCTGCGCCGAACGCGCATTCCGCCGCTCCTGCATCACTGCATAAGGCCCGTTATCGGAAGCAGAGGAATAAGCAGAGGAATAGCGAGCGCCGGCAGCCGAATTCGCGTAATCAGTTTGGAAGACTGACGCCGCCCCCTTACCCAGAGACACATGCGGCACACCACGGGAATCGTCCAAGATCTCGATTTCAGGCCACGGGAAATTATCAAGCGTGAACGGATAGGGGGCATCGCCAAGATAATCGCACCAGGCTTTGAGGAACGCCTCCTTGCCCGCCCATTTGGCGGCCAGATGGACGGCCTCCCCGTCATTCTTCTGGCGCGCGCGGTCGGATGCCTGCCGCACCTCACGCACGGAGAACAGCGCACGCATGCGAGACCCCGGCTCCGCCAACTGTTCGGCGAATGCGGCCACATCCACCACGTCATGCCCCAAACCACAAGTATTCATGCTTCCTATTGTGTACCGCTTCGCGCGTAATCTCTACACCTCATCAGAATTGGGGCCTGATTTCCATTTCAGGGGGAAAAGATTCACTATGCTGGATGACCTCGCGCAATACCGCAAACATCTTGGGCTGGCTGCCTAGCCGTCCAAAAAAACATCCGCGCCCCGCCCCGAAGGTCTATCTCCGTTTCGAGGGGCGGATTTTGACCGTTCCGGAGGTCTACTTCCGTTTCAAGGGGCTGGTCATCCTCCATACCACGAGTATCCGCAGCATAACGCCAACGCCATTCCGCCGTTTTTACGCCTTGTCTACTTGGGTAACAGCCCCTTGAAACGGAAGTAGACCTCCGGCGAATGCCAAATCAGCCCCTTGAAACGCAGAAAGCCCACTCCGAGGGAGGGGCTTTCGTATGTTCTGCATATTTCTCTCACTGAGTTTGTGCCAGCGAGAAAGCTCCAGGGGAAACTCCCCTCACCCGCTTCGCGGGAGCTCCCCTCAAAGAGGGGAGCCGAGATCCGGTGCGCTACTGGCTCCCATCAACCGAGGGGAGCCAGAGGAATCAGGCCTCGTAGTAGCCGTCGGCACCGAGGCGGGCGTCCGGGTTGAGGAGCATCGCCTTTTCGACCTCGTGGTGGTCGTAGCCACGGTGATCCTCGCGGAAGCGACGGTTGTCGATCGGCTCGTAGAGCGCGGCGCGACCCATCATGCCTTCCTCAAGGTGACGCTGGCCGGCAGCCAGGCGGGCGTTGGCACGCTCACGCCAAGCTTCCAGTGCGGCCTCACCATCGGCCTTGGCCACGGCCGCCTCGAAGGCACCCGGATGGACCAGAGCCACGAAGCCGGAAACATGTCCGAAGCCGAGCGAGGTGGCCAGACCGGCCTTGACCGGGCGACCAGCGGTCTCGCGACCGAACTCGTCCTCACCACCGCCGATGCGCAGGGGCTTCCTAACCCAGACCATGTGGTCGTCGCGCTGGAGCTTCGGATCCACGCAGTCGAGCGCCGCGTTCGCCGGAATCACGCCGGACTTGAACAGCTGCGTCAGACCGTTGACCTGGAAGATGCAGGCACCACCCTTGGCGTGGCCGGTAAGCGTCTTCTGCGAGATCACGAACAGCGGGTTGCCGTCGGTGCGGCCGATGGCGTGGGCCAGCGTGTTGTGCAGCTCGGATTCGTTCGGGTCGTTGGCGTTGGTGGACGTGTCGTGCTTGGAGACCACGGCGATGTCGTCGGCTGAGACGCCGAGCTTAGCCAGGTCGTGCACGAGCTTGGAGTCCTTGCCACCGAGGCCGGCAGCCAGGGCACCGAGGCCCGGAGCCGGGATCGAGGTGTGGGCACCATCCGCGTAGGAGTGGATGAAGCCGACCACGGCCGCGACCGGCAGGCCGAGCTTTTCGGCGATGTCACCGCGGGTCACGAGGATCGTGCCGCCGCCCTGGGATTCCAGGAAGCCGCCACGGCGACGATCGTTCGCGCGGCTGAAGAAGCGCGCGTCGATGCCCTTGCCGTACATTTCCTCCGAGTTGGCGGTGGCGTTCATGTTGCCGAAGCCGATCACGGATTCCACGCCGATGTCGTCGATCGCGCCGGTGACCACGAAATCGGCCTTGCCTAGGGCGATCTTGTCGACGCCCTCTTCAAGGGAGACGGCCGCGGTGGCGCAGGCGGAGACGGGCTGGATCATGTTGCCGTAACCGCCGATGTAGGACTGCATCACGTGAGCCGCGACCACGTTCGGCAGGGCTTCCTGCAGGATGTCGGTCGGGATCTCGTGGTTGAGGAAGCGGTCGAGGTACAGCTTGCGCATCGACATCATGCCGCCGAAGCCGGTGCCCTGGGTCGAAGCCACCAGCGAGGGGTGGATGGACTCGAGGATTTCGGCCGGGGTGAAGCCGGCGCCCAGGTAGGCGTCCACAGTGGTGACGATGTTCCACAGGGCGATCTTGTCGACGTCGCCGACCATCGAGGCGGGAATGCCCCATCGGGTCGGGTCGAAGCCCTTCGGGAACTGGCCGCCGACTGTGCGGGTCATGGTGGCGCGGCGCGGCACGCGGATCATCGAGCCGGCGTGGCGGGTCACGTTCCATTCGCCGGATTCCTCATCCGGGGCGATGGTGGTGTGAGCCTCGTCCAACTTGACGTATTCGGCGGCGACTTCGCGGGTGGGCACAGAGAAGGTGACGTCGTGGTCGAGGAAGACCTCGGCTTCCTCTTCGTCAGCACCGTCCTTGTAGTCGTTGCCCATGCCTTCCTCGAACGGGCGGATGCCGGAGCGGGCCACGACCTCGTCGTGGTAGCGCTCGGCGATGTCCTCTTCGGGCACGAGGTTGCCGTCGGTGTCGTACCAGCCGGGCTTCGGGCTGTCGGCCCAAGTCAGCAGGCCCATGTTCCACGCGAGTTCGAGCACTGCGCCGGCGCTGAGGTCGACGGTGCCGTCCGAGTGGATGCCGAGCTCGGCCTGGGCGCGCGTACGACCGGAGCCCCACGGGCCCAGCTCACCGACGGAAACGATGACGATTTCGTCTTCCGGCTTGGCAGTGACGTTGGTCCAATCGTTCAAGTCGACCGGAGCCTGCTTGGTGACGATCGGTGTGGGCAGCGCCTTGATTTGCTGTCCACGCGAGGAGTCGGACAGTCCAGTGGACTTTCCGGCGACGGAGCCATCCGTTTCCTGAGACGAGGCCGCAGCAGCTTCCTTCTCGGCGTCGGCCATGGCCTCCGCACGCAGGGCCTTGATGTCGATGGGCTCGGAGCCGAGGCCACCGGTCAGGTCCACATCGAGCGGGGCCTTGAGGGCCTGCTCGCGCGATTCGGCAGTGCACAGGTCGAGCAGCTTGGCCGCAATCTGTGCGGTGGAGTAGGTGCGGATGCCGTGACGCTCAACGACGGCGACCAGCGGGTCGTTACCGACCATCAGGCCGGTGCCACGCACCCAGCCGATCTTCGGGTGAGCGAAGGTGACGCGGCTCGACCACACCTTTTCAGCGCGGGCACGGTTGACGATGGCGTCAAAGGCGCTCTTGACTTCGCCGTAGGCACCGTCGCCGCCGAATACGCCGCGGTTCGGGGAACCGGGCAGCACCACGTGGAGCTTGTGCTGCACGTTGGTGTCGGCACCGATGTGGCTGAAGCCGGCGATGGCGCGTTCCACGCCCCACAGCATCAGTCGGGCCTGCGATTCGAACAGGTCGCCGGAGTCGGCGAGCGTGCCATGGACCGGCGGAGCGGCGAACGGGAAGAACAGAGTCGGCTCCCACGCGGGCTTCAGAATCGTGGTGGTAGCACCGGAGGTCTTCTTCTGCTCGTGGCCCACCCAGTCGACCAGTGCGTCGACGTCGCGGTAGCTGGAGAGGTTGGCCGGAACCAGCCACAGCTTGGCGTTGCCGGTAGCGTGCTCGCGGTAGGCCTGCTTAGCCCAAGCCTTAATGGACGGCTTGAAGCTGTGCGAGGTGGCCACCACAGTGGCACCGCCTGCGAGCAGGCCTTCGACCACCTGAGCGGCAATCGAGTTCGGGCTCACGCCGGTGACGATGGCGATATCATTCGCGTAACGGGAGGCGTTCTTGTTGGACGCAACCTGTTCGAGGGCCTCGGAGCCGGCCTTCTGGAAGGCGGCCTTGAGTTCTTCACTCTCCGACTCGTTGGCGAACCACTGGGCTTCGGCGGCGATGGTCTTGCCAAGGCCGATGAAGCTGCCGTTCAGGGCGGCGGGATCGTTGTCGTAGTAGGCGCGGGCGAGGTCTTCGCGGGCGGAAGCCCACCGATCATCGAAGAGGATGGCCTTGTTGGCGTCGAAGCGCGGAGCGACCTGCTTGGGCCAGTCGGAGCCAAGTTCGGCTTCAACCGCGGCCACGACGGCGGCGTTCTCGTCCTCGGATTCTTCCGGAGCCGGAGCGGCCACGCCGAGCTCGTTCAGCACGAAGCGGGCGGTGGCGGCGAGCACGCCGTTGGAACCGGTGACCTTCTCGGCGAAGGCGTCGAGCGCGGCGGAATCGACCACAGCGCCACCAGCGGCACCACCGGCGGACGGCAGGGCCACGGCAACACCCTTGAGCTGGGCGACGACCTCAACGGCCGCATCAATCAGCTTGTCGGCTTCCGGCTTGTTCTGCACGGCGGCGGTGGGCAGCTTAGCCAGGTCGCCGCCACGGGAGCTGGCACCCTCGCGAGTGTCGAGCAGCAGTGTGGCGAGCACGCTGGCCACCCAACCTTCACCGAGCTGCCATACGTTGGTCACGCGGTCGCGGATGTACTGCTGCTTGACGCCGGCGGCACCGAACAGCGAGCGCAGGCGGTCGCGCAGCGCCTCGGAGAGCACGGCACCGAACGGCTTGTAGTTCGGGGCGGCCTTGTTGACGATTTGGGCGAGCTTGTCGGGCGTCGCTTCAGCAGCACCGTCCACGCTGGCGACTCCCAGCTCGGAACTGATGTCCATGAGCAGCTGGTTGCGGCGAGAAGAGACACCGTTAGTCAGGGTGTCGGTGGTGTCGTTGCTGCCGATCTGGTCGATGCGCACCTTGGCGGAGTAGGCCATGAGCACGCCGATGGCATCGGAAGCCTTGAAGGGCAGGTCGGCGACGGCGGCACCGGACGGCGCGCCGGCCGCGGCCTGCCCTGATTGCAGGCCGCGCGAGGAGTCGGACAGTCCAGTGGACTGTCCGGCGACGGAGCCATCCGTTGTCTGAGCAGCCTCAGTCACGGCATTTGCCGGAGCGGCACCGGAACCGAGCTTGGCAACGGCGGAACCACCGGCAGGAGCGGTTTCGACCGGGGCCGAGGCCGCAGCCTCTTCCGGCTCATCGTCGGGAACCAGCGAATCGGTGTCGGTCATGTAGACGCGGCCTTCATCGCGGCCGACGTTGTAGACGACCGTATCGTTGCCGGCGAACTCGGGCAGATGCAGGGTCTTGGCACCGAGGTTGGCCAGGGTCGGGGCGTTGCCGAGGCCGACTTCGACGTATTCTTCCACGCCGAGGCCGCCCTGTTCGCGCTGACCGAAGAGCAGCGCCTGGGTTTCAATCCAACGCACCGGGGAGGCGAACTGCCAGGAGAGCAGTTCGGTCAAGAGCAGACGGCCGAGCTTCTGGTCGTCATCGGCGTAGGAATCCCACACGGCCGGGTCGTCGAGCGCGGCCTTGATACGCTCGGACGGCACGACTTCGAGGATCTTGGCGGCGAATTCCTTGGTCATCTCGAACGGGGTGGCCACCAGGTTCGGGATGTAGCGGTCCACCAGACGGCCACGGTAGTCGATGTAAGCGGGAAGCAGCGCGTCGAGCTTGTCGCGGAATTCCGGCACGCCCTTGCGCAGCAGTGTGGAGTGGAACGGCACATCGATGCCGGGCACCAGCATGAACGCGGGCTTGCCACCGAATGCGGCCACGCGGCGGGCGGAATCGGCCTTCAGAGCCTTGAGTCCGGCGATCGTACCGGCGATGGCGTACTGCTGGCCGGCGAGGTTGTAGTTCACGATCTCCAGGAATTCGCCGGACGCCTTGGCCACGGATTCCACGTATTCCTTGACGTGCGCGTCGTCCACACCGAACTGGTTCGGGCGCAGGGCACCCATGCGGTAGTTGGAGCGACCCTGTGCGTCACGCTCGATGAGGTGGTGCATGGTGGAACCACGGTGGAACACGAGCTCCAGCACGGTTTCCAGCGGAATCACGTCGGCGAACGCGGACAACGCGTTGTATTCGCCGAGCGAGTGGCCAGCGAAGTATGCAGGCCAGATATCGGCGCCGGCTTCGCGCAGACGGGCGGTCTGGGCAAAAGCAACCGTCGCGAGCGCCACCTGCGTGAACTGCGTCAGGTTGAGCAGGCCTTCGGGGTGACGGTAGGTCACGCCGTTGGCGGTGAGCTCCTTCGGGTTATCGCGCACGAGGCCCAGGATCGAGAAGCCGAGCTTGGAGCG